ATCAGCATAGGGGCATTTTGTACGATACCTTGAACCAGTGACATTATAAGCTGGGTCGCTGTCTGTAAGATCATAGGCAGACCACTTATAAATCCCTGTACCAGCGTATTTATAGCCTGTGTAGCAGCTGTTAAAAGCTGTGGTATCTGCGGTATCATAGCCTGGACAAATTGTAAGATCAGCTGTCCGCCGATCATAATTACCTGTGGGATTAACACAAGTAACCCGTTAATAAACGCGGCGATCGTGGAAGCCGCACCGGAAGCAATCGCCCCGGAATTTGCCTGTATTCCAGATAAGAAGCCCTGTATAAGCTGTACGCCCATACTTACCACTTGTGGCGCGTAGCTTGCTATCATGGTTACAGCTTGTCCTAAAACGTTACCCAGTTCTGTTACGAAAGCAGAAAAACCGCCGTTCGTGAGTGCGTCGGAAAGACTACCCACCATTTCGGTAGCTGTTTGTGTAACGCTTCGTAATGGACCTTTGATATTATCGTAAATCGCAATACCTAAACCTTCCAGACCAGACTTAAGTATGGTTACGTCACCCTGTAAGTTATCCAGCTTAATAGCTGCCATTTCCTGGGCGGCGCCGGAAGAATCCTGTATAGCAGACGTCAGCTTATTAAAGTCTTCGTCGCTTGCGTTTGCGATCGCCAGAAGACCCGACATAGCTTCCTGTCCACCAAGCATGGCGGCGTAAGCGGCTTTCTGGTCTTCCGTCATTCCTTGCATACCTTTACGCATATCGCCCATAATATCGCCAAAGGAACGCATAGAACCGTCACTATTTGTAACAGTAAGTCCTAAAGCGTCTATAGCTGTCTGGGCTTCTTTTGTAGGTTTTGCAAGTCGTGTAATGGTACTTCTTAAGGCGGTACCAGCCTGGGAACCTTTAATACCGGCGTTCGCCATAAGTCCGGTGGCTACAGCCATATCCTCAATGGAATAGCCCATAGCACCAGCGGCGGCACCTACATACTTAAAGGTTTCGCCCATCATTTCGACGTTAGTATTTGCGTTGGCAGAAGCCGCCGCCATAACGTCGGCGAACCGGCCGCTTTCATTTGCTTTCATTCCGAAAGCAGTTAAGCCGTCGGTAACAATATCGGACGTCTGGGCCAGATCAGCACCCGACGCGGCGGCAAGGTTCATAATACCGTCGATACCGGATACCATATCCGTAGTTTTCCAACCGGCCATAGCCATGTATTCCATAGCGTTCGCGGCTTCGGTGGCGGAAAAGGCAGTAGTCGCGCCCATCTGTTTAGCCTTTGTTTCCAAAGCTGTAAAGTCTGACCC